GTAAAATGTTGATGTTGATGTTGGCGTCGGTGCCATCAGCAGCCAGTGTGCTACCATTAAGATTGCATCCTGCGGCTGCGGCACTCGTTGCCAGCGTTGTAGACTCAAGCGACGTAACGCCTGTAATTGTGCCGCCAGTAATCGCAACCTTAACCGCACTGACTGAACCTGTACCATTGGGGGCTAGTACAAGATTTCCGTTGGTATCTAGTGTAGAGATGGTGTTGCCATCTAAGCGAATATTGTCTACCGAAGCAGACAGAGTGCTAATTTTTAGCGCCGTTGCTACTCCCGTACCACTGTAAACTGTCTTTTCAGTAGCCGTCGGGCCGTCATCAACATGAATCAGTTGATCATAGGTACTAGCAATTGTTGAACCCGTAAGGTTAACTGGCATCCTAAGCTCCTATACGGACAGGGGGCACAAAGCCCCCTGCCGATTTACATCAAGACGCAACAAGCGGTACCGAGTACCATTGAGTTGCAGACGACGCAACTAGCATAGTGCTGGTAAGGTTAGTGATGTCGTAACTACCATTGGCTGAAACCGCATTGATTGCCGCACCAGTCGCGGGATAAATCTTTAACGCTCCGGCGGCGGTATTCTTAACAACCACAGTTGCCCCAGCAACAGCCGTAGGCAATTTAACGCCTTTTGTGCCGTCAGCAGCGGAAACAACATTTAAACCTTCAGCTAATGCAGCCGCAGTAGCTTGGTTTGTACCCGCAGCAGCAACAGCCGTAACAACCATGCGAACACCGGTAGTTACAGTCATCGTTTGCAATACTGCTTTGCCGCTGTTAATGGTCACATTGTCTTGTGCAATACCACTATAAACACCCATGATTTTCTCCTTAAAATATAGGGGCCGAAGCCCCTATTGGGTTTAGTTGGCGTCGGCAACAATAGCAAAAACATTCATCACGCAGTTTACTGGAGCAGCGGTATTGAGCAGAAGATCAATCGTGTCGGCAGTAATTACGACGGATGGGTTTGCAAGATCAGCCGCTTTCAAGCCGGTTGCGTTGGAAGCAACGTCGTTGGCATACGCATTTGCAGCATATGGGGAGCCGCCTGTAAAGCCAAGGTCAAAAGTAGCAGTCGTGTTAGTAGTCTCCGCAGTCGTCACATTCACGCCAGCCGACAAAACGATGGAACCAGCCGGAAGATTTATCACTTGCAGCGTATCAGCAGCAGCCAGCGCAGTAGCACCAGCAGCAGAGCGAGCAGCAATGATCGTGGCAAAGTTGAGTTCAACCTCGAACTTGGAAACCGAGGTTATTTTGGCGGGGAAGGCAGCAGTGCCTTTGTTAAACCCCAGAGTGTCGGTGAAAGCAGTCATTTCAATTTCCTTTCAATGTTTATGGAAGAAGGGGCCGAAGCCCCATTCATTAGAAGCTAATAACAGCCTGAGCCAGAGCTTCACCCTTAACAACTTTGTAGCCGTAGACTTGCAGACCACGGATAATGTTGCCGAAGGTGGACTCGGAACGGATGGTTTCCATGTTTGTCATCTGTGATGCAAACGTGAAGCCCATTTTGTGCCCAGCAATGATGTTGTACTTGCCCGAAGAGACGCTCAAGTTGTGGCTGACGTAGATGGTGAAGCGATCCACCATACCCAGACGACCATTGCGAACAATAGACATGCTGTCGCCAGTTAGCGAAGCGTCCTTCAGTTCAGACTTCTTAATCAAACCAGCCATCTTGGCGGGGATAACCACAAAGCGATCACCTTCAGGTGCGTTGGCTTCATCTAACACGGTGCCGAGGTCAACTATCAAGTCAACAACGGAGGTAGTGCTGGAAGCGCCGTCTTTGGTCACAGTCAGCGGAGCAGCGCTTGTACCGAGGTTAAACGACGTAGACTGCTCACCCGCAGTGGCACCCTTGTTAAAAGCGCCAATCCCAGCCAAGATGTCGGTCAACACACGTGTGTCGATCTTAATCTTCATGCGCTCAGAAGCATCCTTTGACCAAGTGTCCATCAGGTTGATGTCCGACTGAACTTTATCCACATCGTCTTCAACGCAGGCAAAGTATTCGCCTTTGTCGATTACAAGCTGTATTTTGGGTTTGTCAGGATTTTCCACGGTCAGAGTTTGGCCTTTCACGTAATCGCGAATGGTGATCTCGGGGGTGGTGCGGATGTTCACGGTGTCGCCATACTGGCGAATCTCACCTTCATAGCTGGTATTAGAAATAGCAGCTAGGACAGTGGCATCGTAAAAATTTTCAATCAATTTGCCAGACCAAATTTCGGGAATAAAATTGCCCGAATAACTGGGATTGCCGGGGGAAACAGGGTAAGCCATAATAAAACTCCTCTAATTAAGCATTAACTTGGATACGATTTTCTCGCTGTGCAGCAAAAATATCGCGTTCGATTCGGTCGCGCTCTTGTTCTCGGCTTTTGTATTTTCCAATTCGGACATCGTTAAAAAATTTCTGAATGTCTTGCGGCGAATACATTTTACCTTGATTGGTAGTCGCAGGCGCTCCGGTGTTTCTTGAACGACCGGGGGTAACTTGCTTCTCCAACTCAGAAACACCAGTGCGACCAGTGGATTGAGCAACTGTGGCCTGTCCGGTGGACTCTAACCAAGTTCGGAAAAAATTAGCAACTCGACCCGCATCAAGCGAGCGTTGCGCATCGTCTAGGTATGTTTGCCGTGTAATGCCTGTCAACGGATCAGCTTGTAACAACCATGACTGGAAAGTGTCATTCTCGTTAAGTTGCCGATAGTTCGGGACATTAGCACTCAATTCAGCCCAAAACTGTTGCTCTGCGGATACTTGTTGGCGTTGTGCTACGGCTTGCACCTGCGGCACTACACTCGTCTGCATCTGTCGCAGCATATGTTCTATCTGGGCAAGGCGTTGTGCCACGGGGACTAATTCCTCGCGGGATACTTTGCGCATCACATCAAGCGATTCGCCATACTCTTCAACATCTTTGTCAGTGATAATCTTTTCTGTTACCGCCTGTTGTCGCGTAGTATTGGCGTTTGCCTGCTGTGCAGACAGCGATGCAAGCAACTGTTCCATCTGCTGTACCCGGCCTGTCATTTCTCGGTTCTGTTGATGCAGTCGAGGAACTTCAGCGTTGTACATACCTTGAAGTGTTTTGTACTTCTGGACAATAGTTTCTTCCGACACATTGTCATCACCCGATCTTTGCTCGTTTGTGGGTGACGGAGCGGCGTTATTCGGTGCAGAGTCAACGTCGGCGAGTGGCGTGACGGTACCATCGGCTGCGGAAGTATCCGTGCCTGTGTTGTCGTCAGTATTAAGTTGTTGGTACAACTGCTGAACTGCCTCGGTCTGCTTGCGAATTTGCTCTGGAAGTGCCATGTTGAACGCTCCTATCGGTGTGCGTAATTAAAGTCGGCGAGTTTTATCAGGACTTTGCCGCTAAGGCAGGGGCTTCTTTGGCGAGTCTTACAAACTCACCTAACACTTGGCAGCGCCCCTGAAAGACTGCGGTGTTGTTAATTGCGTTCGGTAGCTGCTCAAGTTCACGCAAGCGCCATCCGTCAAACCAATCCAGAAACTCTGGATGCTGACGAATAAATAAGGCCAAAGCCTTAATCACTTTCGGTTCAGGCTTAATCATGCTGCTTTCCCGCTCAAACGACTCTGCACTGTGTTAGCTTCCATTCCGCCTTTGGGTGATCCATCAGGATTTTCTCCGCCGGATGCAGGGGCTTGCGCTTGCTGTTGTGCAGCAGTCGCCGTTGCCCTTGCTTGAATCCGACTTTGATAATCTGATTTCTCCCGAGATGGAATAACTTCTTCTACAGGCATTTGCAATCCCTTTGCTATTTCCCGTAGGATAGTAGCACGTCCTCCCTTCCCAAGAATCTCAAGATCAATTGGGTTAGCGGTTGCATTGAGGAACTCGATACGGCGAATGTTAACAGTTTCTTTAACCGCAAGATTGATTGCACCTTTGGCAATTACTTGAACATCACCTTTAATTGACTCGTCTTCATCATAGCGCATATTGTACACAAATTGGCGCATAACAATGGGTTTGACAACATCCGTGTCTATGTGCATGACCACTTGCCGGATACCTTTACCAGCAGCGCCCATCAGCATGGACAGACCGGACGAGGTACGTCCAGCGCCTTGCACGTTGAGATCGCCATACACATAGGCAGGGATGCCCGAATGGTCGTCAGCCAAACGGCTAAATTTTTCGTAGACACCCACAAGCTCAGTAGCGCGGCTGTCTGGCTGGGTGAACCGAATGGCAGGCGCACTTGACCCTACAGGATCATTGATAGTCTGCCAAATTTTCCACGGCGCAAGTTGTGTGATGTCTTCGTTGGGGGGTAGACGCTCGACGTTTACCTCAACCTGTGGGCCGGAGGAGATGCCCATGTTGTTGACTAGCGCACGAGTAGCAGCGTTGCACACGCCTTGCAAGTCTTCGATGATCTCGGGTATACCCTTACCCCAAAACGCCCCCGGACATTTGATAAACGAAGTTTTGGCGTAGGGTTTCTCGCCCAGCGGGTCATAGTTAAGCACCGCCTTAATAACGATGTTGCCCACCATCCAGACATTTGCATCGTACTCACGTGCGTCATCGGGCACGTCTTCTTCGGTCAGCCCCCACTCAATGAGCATTTTTCCGCTGACTTTGCCCCAAAACTCTAGCGCATCAAACTCTGTGGTAGGCCGCATGTAGCTGTAGTACTTGCGTTCTTCCTCGTTCTTCTGAAGCTCTACGTCTTCGTTAATCCACGACAAACCATTCCCAATTTCTAGCACTTTGCGGATAGCGTCGTCATCGTAGCCGGGAACACCAATCAAGTCGGACAACTGCATCCGCGACAACGGGTGATATTCAAACAAATACCCATCATTGATGGTGCTGACCCCCGGTTCGGGGTACATATAAAACGGATCGACCCGTTCGTACTCCGGGCCAAGGCGCTCAATGGGTTCAACTATGGTGCGACCCGTAGCATCAGTCTTCCATCCTAGCACCCGCTGACGCCGCACCACTGGCCCTTTGACAAACGCACAGGGGTAAGTAACCAAATCGGTAATAAAGTCGTTAAACGCATCACCCCAGCCGCCTTGCGCAAACTGATCTTTGATTTTGATCGTCATCTTGTCAGCACGAAGCTGGGCTTGCTGCAACACGTCAAAGCGGTAGTCTTGCGACACCATTTCTTTTATTTCGCGCATCTCTTCGACGTTGGGAGCCTTACCATACTCTGTAACAAGTTTGAGCACGCGCTCCGCAAACATTGATTGCACTTCTTTAGACTGCATGGGACTCAAATCGGGGATAGGAGTAGCTTGCAAGTCCCACGGGGGTGACCCATTATCAAGCAGAATGTCCCGCAACCACGATTCTGCTGCACGGCACTTAACTTCCGTGATCATCATAAAAATTTCAGAGCCACCCTGACCACGAATCTGTTGTAGCTTGTTTGCTTCGTACTCTCCGTTGCGTTGCCGCAACGCTTGGAGCATTTTCTGCTCGATAGGCCGCTTTGCCATCTGCGCTGCATCCCAGCACCGCCGTAGATACGCTGCTAATCCAAGGATAACTGACTGATTTTGACGTTCTTGGAAAGCACGGTCAGTAATTTCCCGTTCTTGCCTTGCAAGCTCGGTGTTATTGACGACCCGCAGAAATGTTAGACCAGCCATTGCTTACTTTTTGGTGTTACTGCTCAACCCAATAAAATCTGTAAGATTTTTTGATCGGTATTCTTTTTCCGATTCTGTTTTAGTATCCCCTACAAAATCGGCTCTGCTCATGCTTAAAGCATTAGCCTGCCGCATCTTGCTTTCAGCCCCTGCGCTTGCAATCTTTAGCCTATTCAGTTTTTCTTTTCTTTGTTGATTTGCAATTTCATCAGCGGTAGGCTCGGCGGCTACTTCAATCCTTTTACGTAAAAACGCAGCATCCGCTTCACGGTTACGCAGATCAGGGTCAACTTTATTTCTACGTTTCAGCCCTCCTGCTTCGGCATTCATGTAGTCTGTTAAATCTTTGTCAGCGCCATACTTTGCTTT